GAAGCGTTGGTTAAATGACCCTGATAATCGTGCATTTCGCACAAGACCTGGAGAAGTTTAATGGATAGTAAGACCATTGGAATTTTGGTTCCAACACGGGATTTTGTTAACTCTGGATTTGCATTTGATTTAGCCAGATTGGTTGGATTTACTGTAGGTACATCAAATCACAAAGTAGTGATCTACACCAGTTCTGGCACATTATTGTCAGCACAGCGTCAGGATCTGGCGAGGGATGCTATTGCGGCAGAATGCACCCATACTCTGTGGTTAGACAGTGATATGCGGTTTCCAAAGGATTCAATCCTACGCTTACTAAAACACGATACAGGCATTGTTTGCGGTAATTATGCAAAACGTAGGTTTCCTACTGAGCCAATTGCGGTGAAAAAAAATACCCCAGATATGGATGCAACATTTATCAATCGGGTATATACTGAGGACGAATCAACAGGACTTGTTGAGGTAGACTACTGCGGAATGGGTGTAATGCTCGTTAAATCCGAAGTCTACAAGTCTATGGAATATCCTTGGTTTGCTATCCCTTGGGTTCCCGCTGCGGAAGACTACATTGGTGAAGATGTCTGGTTTTGCCGTAGAGCCGCCCAAAATGGGCACAAAACATACGTGGATCAAGATCTCTCAAAACAGATCTTCCATATTGGGACATTTGAGTTCAAACATGAGCATACACTAGCGTGTAGGGATGTAGAAAATGGCACTTGATACTTTTGCGGGGTTAAAGACAACGATAGCGGATTATCTCAACAGGGATGATCTTACCGCTATTATTCCAAGCTTTATTACCTTGGCAGAAGCCAAATTCAATCGTAAGTTGCGTACCCGTCAGATGGTTAAAAGGGCTACTGCAAGCATTGATACGCAGTATTTTGCCTACCCCGCTGATTGGCTACAGGCCAAAGAGTTCATCCTAAACACCAATCCAATCACAGTACTTGAGTTTGCGACTGATGCTTATGCTGATAACTTAAAAGCCAATAACTACTTTTCTGTTGGAAAACCCGCTTACTACTCAATATCTGGAACTCAGATTGAGGTAATCCCCGCACCAGATGCGACATACACTGGTGAGCTTAAATATTATGCTAAGATTACTGCGCTGAGTGATTCAAACACAAGCAACTGGCTATTGGCATACGCCCCAGACTTGTACTTGTATGGTGCTTTAATTGAGGCAACTCCATACTTAAAAGACGATGAGCGTCTAGGTACATGGGGACAACTATACACAAGTTCATTAAGCGATATTGAGGTAGCAGACGAAAGGGCATCTGTTTCCTCAACTCCTGTTGTTCGCGCCCGTTCTTTAGGATAAAAAATGTCATCATTCAGCGATTACACAGAAAATCTCGTACTTACTTGGTTGTTTACAAATAGTAGTGCAACACGCCCAACCGCTTGGTATGTGGGCTTGTTTACTGCCGCACCTAGTGATACAGGTGGTGGTACAGAAGTAACTGGAAACGCATACGCTCGTGTGGTAACTGGTACTATTTCTGGTTCAGGCACTGCTACTACTTTCAGCAACGCTGCCGCCATTGAGTTCGCTGCCGCCTCTGGTGGTAATTGGGGAACTATTGGTTGGGCGGGTGTTTTTGATGCAAGCACTGGTGGAAATCTGCTTGCTTGGGCACCTTTGACCACATCTCGCGTAATTAACGATGGTGATGTGTTCCGCATTCCCGCAACTAGCTTGACTATCACATTGACCTGACATGGCTGCCTATGGTTCTGGCTATTATGGTGGAGGGAAATACTCCTATGGCGTAAGCCTTGGAGCCGCTTCCATCAGCGATACCAGTGCCATGACAGTGGCGGCTAGGGCAATTCTTGTAGGTTCTTTTGCAGTCTCAGCCACAAGCACTGTTGCAGTAGCCGCAAGGACTATAAGACAGTCTGGTTTTGCAATAAGTTCATCTAGTTCTGTTACTGTAGCCGCTAATAGGGTAGCAATTGGTGCAGAAGCTATATCAAGCACCAGTTCAGTTACTATATCCGCTAGACGGGTAGCACTTGGTGCAGAAGCTATTTCTAGCTCAAGCACTATTGCAGTAGCGGCTAGAAGGGTAGCAATTGGTGCGCTTGCCGCGAATGATGCAAGTACTTTAGTTGTTAATGGCCTGAGAGTGGCATTTGCCGCAATGAGTGTTGCTGATGCCGCAACAATGACTGTTGGATCTCAGGTAATCGCAAATGGAGTATTGCCATTAGTTGAGTCTTCTACTTTTGTAGTAAATGGACGCAGAGTGCAGTTTGGTGCTTTGGTTTATTCATCTGCATCTAGCATGACTGTTGCGGGTAATAAGAAGTGGTTGCCTGAAGGCGACACATCAGAATCTTGGACTGATATTAGTGACACCAATGAAAGTTGGACAACAATTTCAGATAATAGCGAAACTTGGCAAATAGCCGCATAGAGGTGAAAAAATGGCAGATACCACAACAACCAACCTAGGACTGACTAAACCAGAAGTTGGTGCGAGTACCGACACATGGGGTACTAAGATCAATACAGACTTAGATAGCTTGGACGCAATCTTTAAAGCAGATGGCACTGGTACTTCTGTTGGTTTAAATGTTGGCTCTGGTAAGAAACTAATTACTACTGATGGTGCGACTATTCAAGGTCTAACAGTAGGCCGTGGTTTGGCGGCTGTGGCTACCAATACTGCGGTTGGTGCTAGTGCTTTAGTGGCTAATACAAGTGGTGCTAACAATGCGGCCATTGGTAACGTAAATCTCCGTAAAAACACAACTGGTTCAATTAACACAGGTTTAGGATCTTCAGCGTTTGCTGAAAATACCACTGGTAGTTCCAACACTGCCATTGGTGGTTCCGCTATGTCAGAAAATACTACTGGTAGCTTTAATACTGCCATTGGTGCTAGTGCTTTAGTCTTTAACACCACAGCATCTAACAGCACTGCCGTTGGTTATCAGGCGGGATATAACTCAACTGGTGGATTTTTAACTGCTGTTGGCTATCAGGCTGGCTACAGTTCCACTGGCAACACAGTAGACGCATTTGGCTATCAAGCCGCGAAAGACACAACGACTGGAACTTTTGTTACTGCTATTGGCACATGGGCATTAGAGAAAAATACCACTGGAGGTCAGAATGTCGGTGTCGGAAGGGAAGCGTTACAAAATAATACAACAGGTTCTAATAATACTGCAATAGGAATGCAAGCTCTCGACTCCAGCACCACAGCATCTAACAACACTGCTGTAGGTTATCAAAGTTTATATGCCAACACGACAGCTGCTCAAGGAACTGCGGTAGGGTATCAGGCACTTTACGCAAATACCACTGGTGCTCAAAATGCAGCTTTTGGAGCCATAGCTCTTGTTGCTAACACCACAGGGTCTTATAATACTGCGCTAGGCCGTGGAGTTGCTAATTCAAATACAACTGGCGATTCAAATACTGCTGTTGGGTACACAGCACTTGCTGGTAATACTACAGGAAGCAATAATGTTTCCATTGGATTCCAGTCTCTTAATTCAAACACCACAGCATCTAACAACACTGCATTAGGTTATCAGGCGGGTTACTCAGCTACAAGTGCTGGTAACGTGTTTATTGGTAAGGATGCTGGATATTCTGTAACAAATGGAGCAAGTAATGTAATTCTTGGCTGTTACACTGGTAACTCGGGTGGTTTAAACATTTCTGGTTCAAGTAGCAATATTGCTATTGCAAATGGTGCTGGCAATGGTGATTGGTTTGCGTATGTTGATGGTGGTAGCACAGGAAACTCATGGAGACAAAGAAGCAATTCATCATCATGGGCAACAACTTCTGATGCTAGACTTAAAAAGAATGTTCAAGGAATTTCTAATGGCCTTGAAATTATCAATGCGCTTAATCCAGTAGCATTTGATTACATAATTGGTGACAGACACGATAAAGGCTTTATTGCTCAAGAGTATGAGCAAGTTCTTCCAGATCAAATTACACATGATTCTAATGTAGCCGAAGACATCAAGGCGCTTACAAATGGAGAGCCAGCAAAAGGAATTCAAAGAAATCTTGACCCCTATTTTGTATCGGCAATAAAGGTGTTAAGCGCAAAAATAACAGAACTCAAAGCAGAATTTGACGCTTACAAAGCATCTCACCCATAAGGACTAACATGATTGAACTAACACTTGAACAACAAATCGCTAAGCACTACTCTGCTTGTTTGGACAGCGTAGCACTCATCAATGGTGGTAAGCCAGAAAAGATGACTGCTGAAGAATGGGCAGACTGCTTGGCTCGTAACAAAGAACATCTAGTTTTGATGTTGGCTAAAGACTTCTGGACAACACAAGATTTAACAGCAATTCGTGCGGCTTCTGCATAAAGATGAGTAAATCATGGAAAACGAAGTCACCCACAAACAAATCTACGAAAGACTGCTTGCAGTTGAAACTAAGGTAGATACTATAGACACGAACACCAAAGGTCTTGTAGAGGCTATACACGCCTTGGATGGGGCTTTTAAAGTGCTTGGATGGGTGGCCTCTGCCGCTAAACCTATTCTGTGGGTTGGTGGATTGATTATGGCAGCGGGTGCTATCTGGCAAACATGGATTAAGAAGTAATGTCTGGGAAGCAACAACTTGATATGCCGCCAGTTCCTAATTTGGGAACTTCTGGTGTTGCTTACTCTCAAGAAGTACAAAACCAAAACAATGGTGCATTGAGGACATTCTTTATTAAGTTGGTGAATGCTATTCAATCTATCACTTCTCGCATGGGTGGAAAGTACATCAATTTCCCTTATGGTGCTTTTCAAGACTCTACAGACCAAGTTGCCGCCAATACAACTACTGCTTATGCGATAACTTTTGACACGACAGACTTTACTAATGGCGTAACACTGTCAAACTCCTCTAGGTTAAATGTTGTCAATGCGGGGCTATACAACTGCCAGTTCTCCATTCAATTTAAGAACACAACTAATGACACTCAAGATGTAGATGTTTGGTTTCGTAAGAATGGGACTAATATTGACAAATCCAACAGTAGATTTGGTTTAGCGCCTAGAAAATCAGCGGGTGATCCATTCCACATTATTGGGGCTATGAATTTCTTTGTTGATATGGCAGAAAATGACTATATTGAGATCATGTGGCGGCCTACCAATACAGGAGTTAGCATTGAGCATTATGCGGCAAGCACGACTCCAACAAGACCCGCTGTTCCTAGTGTTATTGTTACAATGAGCTTTGTTTCTAACATACCAACCTGATTGACAAAGTATGGCCTACATTCCACTCCAAATTCCTCCAGGTGTCTTTAAGAATGGTACGGAGTATCAATCTAAAGGTCGTTGGAACAATTCAAACCTAGTTCGTTGGTTTGAGGGAACTATTCGTCCTGTCGGTGGATGGAGAAAGCGCACACAAGCACAATTGTCAGGAATGGCTAGGGGTTTGCTTAACTGGCGTGATAACTCTAACAACCGAAGGATTGCCATTGGTACTCATTCAAAGCTATATGTTTTGAGTGAAAGTAACGTATTGACAGACATTACACCCGCTACATTTACAGTTGGTGATGCCAATGCCGTACAAAAGATTGGCTATGGTTATGGTGCTTATGGTGAATCTGCCTATGGTGTTGCAAGACCAGACTTAGGATCTGTTACTCCCGCTACAACATGGTCTTTGGATACATGGGGTGAGTATCTGGTTGGTTGTTCATCTAAGGATGGGAAACTGGTTGAATGGCCTGTAGATGTGAATGTGGACGCTGCCGCGATAACCAATGCTCCTACATCAAATACAGGTCTTGTAGTCACTCAGGAACGCTTTGTGTTTGCCTTGGGTGCGGGTGGTAATCCTCGTAAGGTTCAGTGGTGTGACCAAGAAAATAATACTGTTTGGACTCCTTTGGCTACAAACCAAGCGGGTGACTTTGAACTAACTACTACTGGATCTCTGCAATGTGCCAAACGAATCCGTGGAACTACTATTCTGTTCACAGATGTGGATGTCCATACTGCAACCTATATCGGTCCTCCCTATATTTACAGTTTTGAGCGTGTTGGTACTGGTTGTGGAGTTATCTCCAAGCAAGCGGTAGCGGCTACTGACAATGCCTGTATCTGGATGGCGGGATCAGGATTCTGGATGTTTGATGGCTTTGTTAAGCCTTTGCCTTCTGATGTATCAGATTTCGTCTTTGGCAATCTGAACACCACTCAGGCTTCTAAGATCTATTGCGTCCATAACTCAGCTTATGGTGAGATCTGGTGGTATTACCCAAGCATCTCAAGTAATGAAAATGACTCCTATGTCACCTATAACTATCGTGAGAATCATTGGGCTATTGGTACGTTAATACGTACGTGTGGTACTGATAAGGGTATCTTTAGCAACCCTATTCTTGTAGATGCTGATGGTTATGTCTATGAGCATGAAGTAGGCAATAACTACGATTCTCAGACCCTATTCGCTGAGTCTGGACCGATTGAGATAGGTATTGGAGATAGGACGATGAGTCTGACAGGAATGATTCCTGATGAAAAGACTGCGGGTGATGTAACTGCAAGTTTTAGCACCAAGTTCTATCCAAACTCCACCAAATACAGTTATGGTCCTTACACCCTATCTTCTCCCACTTCAATTCGTTTAACTGGTAGACAGATAGCGGTAAAGATTCAGGGGAATACCCCAACTGATTGGCGAGTAGGCGTTATTAGGTTTGATGGGAAAGTTGGTAGCATGAGATGATAGATTGCAGTAAGTTTACTGAGAATGGGAAGCCTAAATGGTGGGTTCCTTATTTTCTGGAAAGTGAGCAATTATTATTAAATGCGCTAGAATACTGTGACGGAACGCATAGTCTTGAGGATGTCGCAATGGCCCTCGATAAAGATGAAATGCAATTTTGGCCTGGTGTTAACACCGCCCTCGTCACCGAAATAGTCAATTATCCCCAGAAGAAAATAATCCATGTATTCCTAGCGGCAGGGGACATGAATGAAGTTATAAGAATCCTTCCTTATATTGAAAAACATGGGAAAAGTGAAGGTTGCGTTCAGTTAGCAATGACGGGTCGTAAAGGTTGGGAAAAGGTTATGGACAAGATCTATGACCTTAAAACTAAAGTTTATCTAAGTACGGAGATTTAAAATGGGTGCTTCAAAATCTACACAATCATCTACATCAGAACTAGATCCGCAAATGAAGGCGCAGTTTCTGGAAAACACAGAACGTGCCAAACAAACTGCCGCTGGTTTGGGTCCTAGACAGTTTGCGGGCTTTACCCCTGACCAACAAGCATCTTTTGCTCAAACCCGTCAATTTGCTGACCCAAACAGTCAGCAGATGCGACAAATTGGTAGTGCCGCCAATATCGCTGAACAAGCGGGTGGCTATCAGGCAGAGCGTGTTCGTGGCGGTTCATTGCTAAACCAAGATATTGGGGCATATATGTCTCCATACACACAAGCCGTTACTCAGCAAGGGTTGCAAGATATTAATCGTGCCAGACAGATGCAACAACAGCAAGGGGCGGCTAGTGCTACTGCTGCCAAGGCTTTTGGTGGTTCGCGTCAAGGTGTTGCTGAAGCAGAGACTAATCGTGCTTTTGATGAGAATGCTTTAAGGTTTGTTGGACAACAGAATGCCCAAGCCTTCCAAGCCGCCCAAGCGGGTGCTGAGTCTGATTTGGCTCGTCAACAACAAGCTCGATTGGCTAACCAACAAGCGGGTTTACAAGCTAATCAACAACGTATTGGTGCTAGTGGCGCTCTTGCGGGTATCGCGGGTCAAGGCCAACAAATGGGCTTCCAAGGCGCTCAACAGCTTGCACGACAAGGTGAAGAACAACAACAGTTTTCTCAAGAGCAAATGGATGCCGTGCGTAACTTGCCTTTAGAACAACAACAAGTTATCAGTCAAGCTTTGGGTCTGAATGTTGGTGGCGGCTCTGGTATGAGAAGCTCATCACGTGGTTCTAGCGGCAGCTTCAGGTTGATGTAAGGAATTATCATGGAATTTCTTTTAAACAAAGAGTCGCTTAAAGGTCTAAGCCAAGAAGATCAAGCGGCAGTTAAAGATCAGGCGCTTGGTCAGTTTCTGTTGGGTAGTATTTTTGGTGGGCAAGGTATTGCTTCTGGCTATCAGGCTGTTCAGAACATTATTCCTAGCATCCAACAACAAAGACAACAACAAGGCTTATTAAAAGAGGTTGCCAATATTCAAGAGAAGTATTTTCCAAATGAGCAACAAGAGACAAGACAAGCTCTTAATGCCAATCTTGGAAGAGAAAGACTTGCATCAAGCCCATACTCTTTGACTACATCATTAGGTTTGCCACAAGAGAATGTTCAGCCACAGGCAATGGGTCAACCTATTGATTTCAATGCCGCGTTGAAAGATGTGGCTCGTTTGTCTACCAATCCTAATGCGGCAAAATTACTTCCTGGCATTACTGAAGCATTTAAGAACTTGCAACCTACTGTGCAAGCGGGTGGATTAATAACAGATCCAAATAGAAATGTTACTGGTGGCTTGCCTCAGTATGACGCTCAAAGGGGATTGGTTTCAAGCCCAACAGTTAGGGGTGGAAATGTACAGTTCAACATTAGTCCCGCTGCAGGCTATGCAAAAGCTATTGAATCAAACATAACCTATCAACCGCAACCTGGTGAAGTTCCTGTTTATGACAGACAAGGAAACTTGGTTGGCGTACAAACCCAAACTGGTTCAATTGAAAACTTACTTGCTCGTGAAAGAGCTAAAGCAGAAGGTGGAGCTTTTGGTATTCCTGAATCTGTGTTTAACCCAATAACACAGAGAAAAGAATTCAGATCTAGAGCTGATGTTTTGGGATTAAATACTCAACCAACAGGTGGAGCGCCTAGGTTGGGAGGGCAAACTAAGGGTGGCGCTGCGGGTGGATTTGCGGCTGAACCATCTGCATCTGAAAAAACATTTAATGAAACTGCTGATGCTAGATATAAAGAATTTTCTAAAACAAGCCAAGAATCCGCAAACACTTCTAGCAGTAGAAAACTTGCCGCACAACAGTTATATGATTTATCAACAAGAATTGATAACAACAAATTAACTGGCATTCAAGCGGGTGTTTATGGATACATGAATGCAATCCCAGGTATTGGTAAATTATTTGAGCAAGATATTACTGATGTAACCCGTATGAACCAATCAATTGCTACCGCTCAGTTGGATAAGACAGCTCAACAAAAAGGTGCTGCTTCTAACTTAGATCAACAAGTTATTGCTAGAGGTTATGCAACATTAACAGACCCTGCGACTGCAACACGTATGCTTGCTGCTCAAGAAGAGGCATTGGCTGATAAAGATATTGCTCGTAATCAATTTGTTGAAGCTTATAGAGGCGATCCTGCAAAAATAGGTACAGCTTGGGAAAAAGCACCAGAGAACAAGCCAATTTTTGAACATCCAAAGTTTAAACAATTCTTGAATGAGCAAATTAGTAAAAACCCATCTGCACCAGTTTTACCCGCAGGATTTACTCTTGTGCAAGGCAAGTCTGGGAAATACGGAGTCAAAAGACCCGATGGAACAGTAATGCCAGTAGGACAATAAAATGGCAACCAAAGACGAAATCTTTGCTTTTGCCGCTAGAGAAGCGGATCTACAAGGAGTCCCCGCTTCTTTGGTTAGAAATGTTATTGAGGCAGAGTCTGGTGGTTCTTTTAATGCAATAGGTCCTAAGACAAGATTTGATGATCGTGCCTATGGACCTATGCAGTTAATGAGTGCTACTGCTAAAGATCTTGGCGTTAACAGGATGGATTGGCAAGATAACATCCGTGGTGGTGTTAAGTATCTAAGCCAACTGTCAAACAGATTTCAAGATCCTACTCTGGTTGCTGCCGCTTATAACGCTGGCCCAGGTAATGTAGAAAAGTATGGTGGCGTTCCTCCGTTTAAAGAAACGCAAAACTACGTAAAGAAGGTGGTTGGTATGGCTAAAGACGAAGAAGATTGGAAGCCAGTATCTGGCATTGCTGAACAACCTGTATCAACTACAGCCCAAGCAACTACTACAAAAGCTTCATCTGAGGAAGATTGGAAGCCTGTAACTGGTATTAATGTTCCTGTAGCGCCACAAGCACCACAAGCACCACAACCAAGAACACAGACTTCTGATCGTGCTAATGATTTAATGCAAGGCGTTAGACAGCAAGCATTCCAACCTAAAACACAGTTTCAGCAAGATGTTGCCGCAAGCTTTAGCCCATTAGATGTTTTGCGTGGCAAGACTACTAGTGGTCAGTTAATCTTTGGTGCGGCTGACTTAATGGCTCAAGGCATTAAGGGCGGTTTAAGCAAACTTGGCTTGTCTGATGAATACCTTGGTATTGATCGTAATAAACCTCAACCAGTTCCACAACCTACACAATCTAT